CAAGGTCTTGAAGCAGTCCTCTCAGAAAGTGACAAAGAAGCAACGTCTGTTGAAAGTTACCCAGACCCATCTTTTGTTCCTCCCCCACAAGAAGTATTGGAACAAATGGCACTTCAAGAACAACAAGCACAACAAGCACAAGGCTTCTCTCCTGACGGTCCATCCATGGTGGAGCAAGCCATGGAGGCACCTATGCTACACGATGTGGTGGTCCGTCAAACTAAAATAGATGGGAATGTAACATTAGACGCATTACCACCAGAAGAATTTTTAATAGATAGAAGAGCTAGAAGTGTAGAAGATTCTGCAATAGTTGCTCATAGACGTTATTTAAGTGTATCTGAATTAGTCCAGATGGGGTATGATTATGAGGAAATGTTAGAATTAGCAGGAGATGATGATGAATTTGGCACAAATACAGAATATCTTGCAAGACATCCTATCTCAAACTATGCAGATTCAGAAAATTCAGGAGAATCCAACAGGAAGGTTTTATACATAGAATCTTATGCAAAAGTAGATTACGATAATGACGGAATTTCAGAACTTAGACGTTTTTGTACGGCTGGGAATCATCATAAGTTGCTACATCATTCTCCTGTCAATGAGCTACCATTTATTATTTTTAATGGGTATCCAGAACCTCATGTTTGGAAAGGACAATCAGTAGCAGATTTATTAATGGATGTTCAAAGAATAAAGAGTATGGTCATGCGAAATATGCTTGATTCTCTTGCAAAAAGCATCCATCCAGACACAGAAGTTGTTGAAGGCCAAGTTAATACAGATGATGTTCTTTCAAATAAAGTTGGAAAAATTGTAAGAACAAGAGCGCCAGGGATGATTAGAGAATTAAATAAAGATTTTTCTGGTAGAGAAGCATTCCCAATGATGCAGTATCTTGATACTATAAAAGAAGATAGAACAGGTATGAGTAAAGCAAGTATGGGATTAAACCCTGACGCTTTACAATCTTCAACAAAAGCGGCTGTATCTGCAACAGTAGCGGCTTCTCAAGCTCAAATTGAATTATTATGCAGAATTTATGCAGAAACAGGAGTTAAACCTCTTTTTAAGAAAATATTAAAATTATTACATTCGCATCAAGATCGAGAACGAATGGTAAGACTTAGAAATGAATGGGTTCCTATTGACCCTAGACATTGGGATGTAGGTATGGATGTTTCAGTCAATGTTGCTTTAGGGCTTGGTACTCAAGAAGAAAGAATGGTAATGCTTGAGGGAATAGCGGCAAAGCAAGAAAATATTCTTGAAAAACTTGGGCCAGATAATCCACTTGTTAATTATCAACAATATCATGCAACATTAACAAAAATGACTGAATTATCTGGGTTTCGTGATTCTCAATCTTTTTGGACTGATCCTGCAACTTATCAAGCACCAGAACCTCCTCCACCAGAACCATCTCCAGATGAAATATTTGCACAAGCACAAGCAGACAAAGTCCGTGCAGATATGGAAAATGATAAAGCACGTTTAGAACTAGAAAGAGAAAAAATGATGCGTCAAGATGATCTTGATAGAGATAAATTAGAAACAGATTTAGAAATAAAAGTTAAAGATATGGAGAATAAGTATAAAACAACTGTTGATTCAACAGAAATGAGAGGTATGATTGAAAAAGACCGAGAAAAAATAAGAGTTGATGCACAAATGAAACAAATGCAGATGCAACAAATGATGCAACCTCCTCCACAAGGAATGCCACAAGGAGCACCACAAAATGTTCCACCAATGCAACCAGAAGATATGAACCCAGAACAAATTGAAGGTGAACCAATTACGCCTATACCATCATAATGGCAAAGAAAAAGAAAAAAAATTTTGTAAGAACATCTCAAGAAGATAGAATTATAAAAAGTAATGCGGCAAATTTAATTTTAAACGAACCTGTTTTTCAAGAAGCACTTGAGAATCTTGAGGAACATTATAATGATTCATGGACTAATTCTGATTTAGAAGATTCAGTCTCAAGAGAGATTATTTTTCTCAAACTTAGAGCATTGAATGAATTAAAAAAGGAATTAACTATGATGATTACAAGTGGGCAAGAAAATATTCTTGCTAGAAATGGTTAATCAAAAGTTCTCATAAATGAGGAAAACTCTTTGATAAAGGAAAAATATGGCAGAAGAACAAGACAATAACTCAAATCAAGGGTCTGATCTTGAAGAAAATGCAAAACAATGGGAGAAAGAATTGGCCTCCGAAAGTGACGAAGAAGAATTGTCTACAGACGAAGATAACCAACTTACCCAAGACGAAGAATCCGAAGAGGAAGAAGAAACCTTAGAAGATTCAGAGGATGAAGAAACTGAAGAGTTAGAAGAATTAGAGGAAGAAGAACCTGAAGAAGAACTATTTGAAGTCAAATCTGATGGAAAAACTAATAAAGTTTCTCTACAAGATTTAAAGGATTCTTACTCTAAAGGTCAAAACTACACTCGTAAATCTCAAGTTCTCGCAGAAGAACGTGGGAAAATAGAGAATGCTCAAACAGAATTAAGTCAACTTAGAGAAGAAGCACTCAAAGCACTTAACTTTGCAAAACAGCAACGTCCTCAATCGCCAGAACGAGATAATGAGTACTGGAATAATCTCAAAGAAACTGATCCAGTCCAATTTTTAATTGAACGTGATGCAGAAAGAGATTCTTTATTGCAAAATCAAGCAATCGACCAAGAAATGCAAAGATTGGAATTGCAAAAAGAAACAGAGCAAAGAGAGAATCTTAAAAAGCACGTTGATGAACAAAAAAATCAACTTTTGGAATTTATACCAGAGTGGAAAGATAGTAAACTTGCTGATAAAGAAAAAAAACTTGTAGTTAAATTTGGTCTTAAACAAGGCTTTTCACAAGAAGAGTTAGACACAGCCTATGACAGTAGGGCCGTGGCAACTCTTAGGAAAGCGGCACTATGGGATCAACTACAAGAAAAGAAAAAAGGGATCAAGCCTATCAAGCGTTCATCAATGAAACCAGGATCAAAATCTGGAGACCCCACAAAAATTAAAACGGGTAAGGCAATGGAAAGACTAAGAAAAAGCGGAAGCGTAGATGATGCGGCCGCAGTTTTTTATAATCATATTCGTTCATAATTAGGAGTAAAAATGGCAATAGTAACAAATACATTTCAAACCTACCAGGCAATAGGTAGACGAGAGGACTTATCTAATACCATATATAATATTAGTCCATCGGATACACCTTTTATGTCTATGATAGGTAGAAGTAAAGCAACAAACACCTTATGTGAGTGGCAAACGGATTCACTTGATTCCGTTGCGGCCAATGCTCAGATTGAGGGTGATGAGTACGCATATAATGCAGTAACACCTACAGTAAGATTGGGTAATTACACTCAAATTTCAACAAAAACTGTAATTGTTTCTGGCACACAACAGTCCTCTAATAATGCTGGAAGAGATTCAGAAATGGCATATCAACTTGCCAAGTCAAGTAAAGCATTAAAAAGGGATATGGAAACTGCACTTACAGGTAAAGTAGCAAGAGCAGTTGGTGCAACTGGTACAGCAAGAAAACTTGGTGGATATGAGACTTGGATAAAAACAAATAAATCCAGAGGTGGAGGTTCACCAGCAGGTGCTGATCCAGCATCATACGGAGCCGCCCCAACAGATGCCGCCACTAAAAGAGCATTTACGGAAACGCTTTTAAAATCTGTAATTCAATCTTGTTATTCAAATGGAGGAGATCCGTCAGTATTAATGGTTGGTCCCTTTAATAAAGGAGTAGTGAGTGGATTTACTGGTAGATCATCTGCAAGACAAATGATTGACTCCAAAAAGATTCAAGCGGCCGCTGATCTCTATAGTTCAGATTTTGGCGATTTCAAGGTAATACCCAATCGTTTTTGTCGTGAACAAACAGGTTATGTAATTGATCCAGAGTACTGGAGTGTTGCCTATCTTAGAGATTTTAAACAAGAAGAGGTAGCCAAAACTGGAGACGCCATTAAAAGGGCCCTCTTAGTTGAGTACACCCTAGTCGCTAAAAATGACGGGGCATCTGGTGTAGTTGCGGATTTAACAACTAGCTAATAAATAATGACTAACTCTGAAAAACTTATCAATTGGTCAAGAGATTATTTTTATTATGATCAATATGATAAAACTTTCACAGTAGAAACTAGAGAGGATGTAGAGCCGTTGATTAAAATTGCTCACGATATGTCCTCTCTACAACCAAATAAAGAGTGGAGACACTCGGCAGTTATACCTAAAACTGTATTAGATAAAAGTTTAAGAGAAAATTGGGAGAGAAAAGATTGGAAAAAGTGGGCAAACGACCACGCAAACAAGCCGTTCAGGACTTGGCCAGGGAAACTTTAAAAGTTGCTGTAACAGTCCCTTCTTTTTGCGGAACGTGGCCATTTCAGTTTGGCGAGTGCTTAACAAATATGATAGCTCATTTTCAGAAGTCAGAATATGATGGAGAACATGAAATAAAGGTGTTCTCTCACGGGGGAAGAGTAATCCCAGAAGTTAGACATAGATTGATAGGGTCTGCAATAGATTGGGGAGCAACGCATATATTAATGATAACCCCAGAGTTTACTTTCCCTGCGGATTCGATACATAGAATGTTGTCCAGAGGTCGTGCAATAGTTGGGATAAATTATTTACGAAACATTGTTTCTGGAGAGTATTCTGCGTATAGAGGAGGTGCAAGTGTTAAACCAGACCCTGCATATCCTGAGACTGAAGAAGTAGATGGCGTTTCAATAGGAATGATACTTTTTAATACACCTGTTTTTGATGTTCTTGAATTGCCATTTTTTATTAATAAACAGATTAATGAAACCCCAGGGTTTTATGAAGATTTTATCCCTTTTTGGGAACAATGTAAAAAACTAAAAATACCATGTGTAATAGATCATGTTCTTTCTAAAGATGTTAAAAGTTTGTATCATGGAGAATTATGGCATTAAGTAACTATACTGAACTTCAATCATCAGTAGCAGATTTTCTGAACCGATCGGATTTGACTGCCGTGATACCTGATTTTATTACTTTATGTGAAGCAGATTTAAACAGGCAATTAAGAACAAGAGAAATGAGTTTAAGAACAAGAGCTCCTCTAAGCACTCAATATTTAAAGTTGCCAGATGACTTTATTGGTATGAGAAATATAGAACTTGTGACTAATCCTGTTACACCACTTGAATATCGTAACTTAGAGAATTTAGATCAACATCGGCAGAATGACGCATCTGGGAAACCGATTTATTATTCAATAATGCAGAATAATTTAGAATTTGCTCCTGTTCCTGATTCAGAGTACACACTTGAAATAGTTTACTATCGTAAATTACCTGCTTTAGCAACATTTGAAACAAATTGGTTATTAAGTGATCATCCAGATGTATATTTATATGGGGCTTTATCTCATTCAGCGCCATATTTAGTGCAAGATGAGAGAATAAGTGTTTGGCATGGGAAATTTAATACAGTAATTCAACAAATCATAGCATCAGATGAGAATGCTAGATTTTCAGGGCAGACGCCTACAATTACGTTCAATTCTTTTTAGGAGAAAAAAGTGGCTGGGTTTACAAATTATTTAGAAGATAAAGTTATTAATCATTTATTTGGAAGTACATCATATACTAAACCATCAACATGGTATGTTGGTTTATTAACTGCGGTGCCAAGTGATAGTGCGGCTGGAACAGAGGTTTCTGGTGGTGCTTATGCAAGACAAGCTATTGCATGGAATATTACTGGCTCTGGAACAGCCCAAGCGGCTTCAAATGCGGCTATTACTTTCCCAACAGCAACTACAGACTGGGGAACAGCACAATGGGCAGGTATTTATGATGCGTTGACTTCTGGAAATTTATGTGCATTTGTTGCATTGACACAGGCTGATTTTTCAACAGCCAATCCCAAGGTTATTAACTCAGGTGATATTTTTAAGATAGATTCAGGTAACTTAAAGATCCAGCTTGATTGATTATGCTAGGGTTTGGTTCAGAAATTTATGGTCAGGGAACCCACGGCAAAGGGGTGATGAAAGGTTGGGCAGGTATTACCCAGCCAGTTTCAACTTATTATTCAAGTTCAGAAGCAGAATGGTATTCTTGGGTCCATGTTCAAGCAAATGCAACATTTGGGGCTTTTGGAGGAGTTATATTAGGTGCGTATAGTTCTGTTAACCCATCTTCTAAAATGATTGCATCAGGAATTAAAATGACATGGGATGGCGCTGTACCATTAGGAGTAGCAAATTCAACATTAATGACTTTTGGGTATATAGCCTGGGATGGTCAGTTAGTAGATGAAACAACTTGGACACCACAAATTATAGAATAAAATGGCAAACACAACATATTTTACATTAGAAAAACCAACAGTAGGAGGTTATAGAAATTCTTGGGGTGGTACATTAAATGTAGCTCTTGATAAACTTACAGAATTAATGCAAGTTGCATTACCAGTTGGCACCATCCAAATGTATCCAAAATCAACTCCGCCAACTGCAACAACTAATGGAGGAACATGGTTAGTATGCGATGGTTCATCAGTATCAAGAACAACTTATTCAGTTTTATTTGCATTAATCGGGGAAACTTATGGTGCAGGAGATGGGTCTAACACATTTGGACTTCCTGACATGAGAGCAAGAGTACCTGTTGGATATAATTCTGCTAATATAGGTTCCGCTGGCGACACCCAAAGAAAGACAAAAGCAATTGCGGCCACAAGTGGTGGAGAAACACATACATTAGTAGACGCTGAACTTGCAAAACATACTCATCCTATTACAGATACAGGACATGTCCATGCAACAACTGAGGTTAATCATGTTCATACTGGTACAACCGCTGACGCAAACGCTGATATAACGATTGCAGATCATCATCATACATACATGCTTCATGCAACTTGGCAGAGTGGAAACTATGGGACAGCCTTTACAAATGGAGGTGGTCCCTTCCAGACTCAAACAGATGCAACAACATTATCAATAACAGACAATGGGCATGGGCATTCATTTACTTCACAAGGTGCTAAAACTGATTTGACAATCGATAATAATAATACTGGTATCACAGTCAATGATCAAGGAACGGGAGATACGGCACATAATAATATGCAACCTTATATAGTTGTAAATTATATAATTTTAGCGAAACATCCAACTTTCTAACATTCATTATGAGTACAATCAATTATACAGTTAAAGTTGCATCGGGAAAATTTACAATAGATCAAGCAGTAGCTCCTTCATTATCATTTCGGGATGGTGACACCTACGTTTTTGACCAAGCAGATAACTCAAACTCTGGTCACATTTTGCAATTTTCAGCAACGTCTAATAATTCTGGATCAAGTGAATATACCACAGGAGTTACAAAAACAGGCACACCTGGGAGTGCTGGTGCTAAGACCACAATCATCACATCGGGTTCTACAACTGATACTCTCTATTACTATTCTTCTGGTGGTGGCACTCATGGTAACGAATTTAAAAACTCAGGATATACAACTACTGCTACTTATAATTTACTGAAACCTATTGTTGGTTCAGTTGATACAGCCGAAAGGTGGGGTTCAATGATGAACCATGCAATTGATCAGCTTGACTCGCAAATTTCATCTGGTGCATCAGAGTCTTTTGAAAGGTACATATATACACTTTCATCTGCAACAACAACAATCTCTGGTGCAGATGATAATTCAGCATCACTATCATTTACTGCGGTAGCGGCTGTTGAAATTTTCTTAAATGGGATTTTATTGTCTCTCACAGACGATTACACACTTACGTCAGCATCTAATCTAGTTACTTTAAATTCTACTGCATCTTCTGGAGACATCGTAAATGTCCATGTTTTTAAGACCTTTGAAGTAAGTGATGCAGTTTCTTCTGTGACTGGAGGGACTTTTAATGCGAATGTAAGTTTCGGTGATAATAATATAACTAATGTAGGTTCAATAGCATTAGATTCAATTGTTGCAGATGGAACATCTATTACCATTTCGTCTGATATGGAAACAGCAACCAATAAAAAAATTAAGCAAAAGGGAGCATTTATGCAAAGTAGTACACACCAATCTTGGGTTTTAGGAGGATAGGCTTATGGCGATAGTTAGATCAGCAGGAACAGAGATAATTCGATCTGCACATTTTGAGGATGTTGATGATACAGCTCAAATTTTAATATTTGGAGTGCAACATCATATATATACAGTCCTTTCTGTTATTTGTAAATGTGGCGCTAGAAGTGGCACCGAAGAAGGTTATTTGTCATTACTTGGTTATGACTCTCATGCTGGCACTACAGCACAGACTATAGCTTTGGCTGATGTTTCTGCTTCAGCAGGAGAAACCTTTATATGGGATAATAAGTTTTCTTTTAATGGGCATGAACCCACAGATTTTTCAGGGCAAATGGATTCTATAGTTAAGCAAGATGCAATAGCAGATCAAGGATCAAGTGTTGCACAAAAATTAAGATTTGCCACGGCATCCTCCAGCACAAAGTTTGATATAACAGTTACTTATATAGACCAGAACAATTCATAAGGAGTTAATATGTCAGGAATAATTGGGCAAAGCCCAGATATGAAAAGTGGAGTGCTAGGGAAGTATCCTGTTGGTCATGTAATACAACTAGTTAGCAACTCAGCAGTATGTGGTCACTCAGGAACAGGGAATGCTTTTTCAGATCAAGTATTAGATGGGTTTTCAACGAGCATTACTCCAACATCCTCATCAAATAAATTATTTTTACAATGTTGTTTGTTTTATGTAGGAGGAAATAATAATTATTGCCAATTAACATTTGAAAGAGCAATATCAGGAGGGGCTACTACAACTGATATTATGTCATCAATAGATGGAGTAAGAGGATTAGCTCGAATAGGGCCAACTAATGTTAAAGCACCAGTTCATTTATCATATTTAGACTCTCCTGCCACTTCATCAGCAGTAACATATCAAGTTAGATTTAGAAACCATGATGATGGTACTACTGTTTATGTTGGTGCAGGGACATCAACAATGACGATTATGGAGATACAACAATGATACAAGATTATGAAGTTAATAGATTAGAAGCAATCAGAAGAATTGTCGGTGGTAGAGTCTCAGGTAGAAATGATGGTTCTGTTGTTAGTTTTTTGGATGGTCAAAAAGCACCTTCTGATTCAGATGTAGATAAAAGATTAAAAGAATTAGAAGATGAATATGCGTCTCAAAAATACGCCAGAAAACGATTAGTATCCTATCCAGAATTAGGAGAACAATTAGATATGCTCTTCCACGATATGACATCTGGAAAAGGTGATAAATCAGGTGAGTGGTATAAAACAATAGCCAAAGTTAAATCAGATAATCCAAAGGAATAAAACATGACAAGAGCAAGAGATATAGCTAATCTTATGTCCACTTTAGGTGGAACAGATTTAGATACTGATGCTGGTGAG